TAAAGTTGATATTGCCATCTGTTTCTCCTATTTATTCAAAATTAGTTCCCTAACTTTGCAATTTCTCCTGTGTTTTTAATTCTCAACGGTATGTAAATGAATTCAACTGATTTGATTGGCTCAATTGCTATGTCTACATACAGTTCGTTTCTGTCAATCCTTGTAGCAGTGTTGTTTGTTTCGTCACAAACTACTAGGAAGTCAAATAGTGCTCTTTGACCAACAAGTTCTAACAAGAATGATTCAACTGCTTGTTTAATTTCATTTCTTGTAAGTTGATCATTTGGTTCAAAGATAAACGGTTTAGCAATGGCATCTAATTGTGTTCTTAGATATACTGCTAATCTTGATACGTTTATTCTGTCTAGTGCTGAACTTCCTGAAACTTTTGTTAAGTTTCCAAAGTTTACTATTCCTGAACCTGAGAAGAACGTAATTGGATTTACTTTAACTTCGTGCATTGAGTCTCTAACTGATTCTGTTACAGAAATAGTTTCAAACTCACCTGTACTTGCTTCAATGTATCCAACTGCTGTTGCGTTGTCAACAACACCTCTTCTAGTACCTGCTGGTGCGAACCATGGGAAAGCAACATTATCATTGTTTGCTAATACTCTCAACATCATGTGTGATGGTGGAACAACGATTGACTTGCCTGTGTTGTCAGTTGTTTGACCTGACGGGTAGAACACGCCCAAGTAATCGCTTCCGCTTACTAAACCGTCTTCACCGTTGTCACTTGCACCTGCTGTGTTGTTAGCCCAGTTCTGTATAGAAGTTGCTGTTCCTTCTAATCTGAAAGGTGTGTCTCCCAAGATGAACGCTGTGTTGTTTCTATCTGTGTTTAGGTTAATCATGTTTGCTATTAATTCTGGGTATCCAGGACAAGCAATTACATTGTAACCTCTTTGGTCTTCTCTGATTGCTTGGTTAGTGTCTATCTCAGATTTAAGTTGCTCAACAATAACTTTTCTCTGTGCTTTTCTGCCAAATGTTCCAGAACCGTCAGCATTGTTGCCTGATTTAGTAACCCATCTGTCTGGGTAGTAAGATGCAACTGATTCGTTGCTGAATCTCACGTTACCAAGTCCTGACGAACCTGATCCAGGATATTTTGTTGTTGTGATGTAACTGTTTTTGTATTCTTTTACATTGAAACCACTTCTTCTTGTGTTCCATAAAAGTATACCATTTGGAAACAATGAAGGATTTGGAGCATCTGGATCTAGGAAGTCATCACTCAATAAGTCTTTGATTGATGATGCAGTACCCGCCGCTGTTGATGTTCCTGCCTGCTTGTCTGCTGAAGTGTGGAACCTAGCATCCGCAAACACAATACCGTCTTCTGTTGTTTGGTCTGATTTGTCAACTAATTCCCAAGCCGCACCTGTTGTAGTAACAGCAACCTGGTTGTTTGTGTTAGTTGAACTCAACGTTGCCGCTGTGTTGTATTTGTAAAGTTTTGGATAGTTTTCTAGGTCGCTAGTGTCAATCCATAAGTCGTTGTTCACAAGTGCAGTACCATCTGACTGTGTAGTTGGTGCTGTTGCACTGAACTGTGGACCTGCTGGATCTGTTGTAGCGTAAACTTGTAGGTAACCTTTGAAAGTTGTTCCATTATGCACCATGATGTCCGCAACATCTGTGTTTGTGTCGTACCATAGTGTGCCGTCTGCTGGCTCATTTGTAGGAGCATTTACAGAAGCAGTGTAACTTAATCTCTTCCAGTTACTTGCCATTACTTCGTTACCAACTGTTGAGTCCTCAGATTCGCCTGTTGGAGTAACATATAAGTTGTCAATTAATGTTGAACTGTTTGCAGTGAATGTGCCATATGCGTGTGCATTTGACGTTCCAAAGCCTGCGTCATCAAGTGGTGTACCTGATGTGTTGTTCATTCTAAACTCACCGCCTAGTGCATGTGTTATTCTGATTGCACCTGCGTGTTCACCTGTAGCAATTATTTCTGCTGTCAAGTTTGTGAAGTTTGCCGCTGTGAAAGCCGTAACAAAATCATCAGCGTCTGCTAATGTTGAACCATCACCAGATTGTATTGTGACTGTTTTTGCAGTGTCCAATGCTTCTTGATTTTTAAGTGATTCTCTTACAGTGAAAGTTTCGTTGTGTGTGAAACTTGGACTTGTAGTTTTAGATGAAATAACTGTTGTGCCACCTTCGTATCTGAATAATTGGAAGTCACCAACATTTGTAGTTGCGTCAGCACCACTTGACAATGACTGTTCAGTGATGTTGAATTGTGTATAAAGTGCTCCAACTGATAAATTTGCTCCACCGCCAGCGGCATCTAAATTAAAGATTGCACTGTGATGTGTAGCATGTAATGGTGACGCTACTGTTGAGAAACTAGCACTTGCAGAACTGTAAAGTTTTGCAATGATGTTAGCACCAGAGTTGGCACTTGTAGTTTTGAACCAAACTGATCCGTTAGGTCTATCTTCGTCTGCTGTTTTCCAAGTTGGTCTAGAAGTGTGCGCCGCTTGTAAGAATTTAGCACCGTTTTTAACACCTGCTGTTATTCCTAATTCTGCTAATACACCGTTACCTTCTTCAAATCTAATTGTGTTAGCACCTGATGTACTGTCACCTGTTAATAGACCATTGTGGAATATTTCTAGGTTACCTGTTGTTGCGTTTACACTTGCTGAAACGTTTACAACACTTGAACCAATTGCTGTTGCAACATCTGATAATGCTGTGCCACCTGGTGTAATTGTTATTCCGTTTATTACAAAAGTGTTACCGCTTGAAACTGTTGTGCCTGATGCCACTGTCACTACTGGTAGTGAATTGTGCCATGCAAGTGATCCTAATTGTGCCCATGTGTTACTTGCAGTTTTTTTGTAAATCTTGTTTGAAACGTGTGTTGTGTTGATTGCGTAATCACCAATAGAACCAACTGATGTTTTTGGAGCACCTGTTGATACTGCGCCTACTAGGTCACCAACGCTAGTAATTAAAGTTGGTGTCTTAGCAGTGAATTTTTGATTTGCTTGTGACCACTCAAATATTCCATAACTGCTTGATGCAAGGTCTAACCAGTATGTTCCATCTGATGGGTCTGCTGTAGGAGCCGATGCACTTCCTACTAATTCTGAAGTGTTTATGTTTGCTCTTAATACAAACGCTCTGTTGGCAACTCCAAGGAACGAGTACGCCGCTTGTAATCCATATTCATTTAATTCATATCCATTTAATGAATTTCCTGATGCGTCTGTGTAGAATTTTGGATCTCCAAAAGTCTCTGTTAATTCTCTTTGCGATGAGATCAAGTATGCTGTATTGGCATTTGAACTTTGTGTTCCTGCCGCTGTGCCTGACCCTGCGCCATTCTGTTTGTCTTGTGATGATGCTACTATGAATAAAGGTGTTGTACCCGCATCTGATGGTACGTAGAAACTTTCGTTTATTACTGAAACCTCTACTCCTGGTGATGTTAAAGCCATTTTTCGTATTCTCCTTGCAAGTTACGTATATACTAGAGTTATTTATTCAATCATACGGTTTTGTTGACATAATTTACCATTTTCGAGGTACCTATATAGGTGACGTAAATAGCAACATGCGACATATTAGCAGACCTTTGTGCAAGAACTGTAAGACAAGGCCACGGGCATATGCCTACAAGCGGAATGACAAGATATATTGGCGTAGTAAATGTGATTCATGCATAAGGAAAAATGCTGGCAAGAAGATAGGAGGCGTCACTCCTCTTCAAAGGTCAGGCTACAAAAAGCGTAGGAAATGTGAGTTATGTGGCTTCAAAGCACAGCACACTAGCCAATTGGACGTCTTTTTTGTAGATGGAAATTTAAGAAATGTCGCTGAAACTAATCTAAAAACTGTTTGCGCCAATTGCCAAAGGTTGGGTGCTATCCGTAGATTGGGATGGCGTGTAGGCGATCTTGTTGCTGACGATTAAGTCGTCGACTTTTGCATATAACTCTTCTTTAGTACCGTCGTTTTCAATAGTGTAATCAAAGTTCCAACCCATCCAATCCCACTCGGATTTATGAGCACCTTTTTGTTGCATTTCTTCTACACTTGGCAGTTCGCCACGTTTTACAAGTATAAGTTTGCCACCTGATTTTTGTATCATTTTCAGTTCATTCTTGAACCTGGTATCTGCTATTACAGTTGGAGTACCGTTGTATCTCATTAGACAACTGTCTATCCAGATTGTATCAAGCATTTGTCCACGCATTACTTCTGTCCCGAAATATTGCATCACCCATCTTGGCGTTACCGGCTTTCCAAATTTGTCACTCCAAAACTTGTCAGGTTGTTCTCTCCAGTGCCTGCTTGATTCTGTCTTGCCTTCAAGCATTTCCCTGTCCCAATTGAACATGAAACTTACGGCATCCTTAAGGCTTTTAGCAAATGAATCTTTTCGAAATCCGTGTTTCTGTTCCAGCCTATCCGCAACAGTGCCTTTTCCGGAACCTATTAATCCTACTACGCCTATCAACATAGTGTTATTATACTATTTTTTCAATCGTTTTTCAATCTCTTTCTTAGCCTCTTGCACAGTCTTTAACATGGTAATTCTGAGATCTTTCTTTTGTTGCTTCAAGGCCGCAAGACTCATATTTTCTATGTCTTGCACTACATCTTCTAACTCTTCTAGTGTTAGGTCAGAATATTTTTTATAATTGGAGTCTGTCATGACTCTTTTATTTAAATGCTGTTTGTAGGTTATTAACCAATAACAAAACTGTGTGGAGTTCCACCTTCGGCAAAGTTGCCAATTTCGTTATCTAGTCTTTCCATTTCAGCAAGTCCTTGCTGTTTCAGTTCAGCACCGTTAAGTGTTGTGCCACCTTGTGGTCCTGCTATCTGCGTAAACTTGCCTCTTGCTTCGCCCAACATAACTTTGGAAACTGCAAGTGTGTAATCTCTGATCCAGGGTTTTGCATAGATGTCTTTGAATAATGTTATGTCTGGTCTAAAATTATCTGTATGCATCAATATTGTTTCATCATCTGCCCTAGGTCTTTGCGTGATTGTAAGTTTTTTAGTTGCTACATCAAAGTGGAATTGTATGAAACTTCCAAACATTTTTCCAACCAACTCTTGATAACTTGCAAAAGCGTAGTAAGTTGCCAATCCACCTGTTGCACCTGCCCTTAGGAGATAGGTATTTGTGTATGCCAAATTGAATGGTTCGAAAAGTGTACCACCTTCACCGCCTTCTGTCCTGGATCCAACAGTTCTTCTGTTAAGGTTTCTCACATTGATTATTTCATTTGGCAAGATGTATGAATTTTGATTTTTCTTCAAAGTTAAAAAAGCGTAGGATTCTTCGACTGCATTTGAACTACGCTGTCTGTATCTATCGATTGCCCTTGTAAGAGCCGTTTGATAGTGTTTGGGATCGAGCTCTACGTCGATCATTCCCTCACCAAGGTTATTTTTAACGTAATCGAATATTTCTTGTTGACCTGTTTGCAGTTCTGACATACACATATTTATAGCCGTTGCCTGCACAATAAATATGTGTGATATGCCAAGATTATCCATTTTCAAGCCTGAAAAGGGCAGTGACTATAAGTTCTTCGATCGTAACATCAAGGAGATGTTTACGGTAGGTGGCACTGATCTACATTTCCACAAATACCTAGGTCCTTACGATCAGGGGGAAACAAACAAGGACGGTGATGCTAGTCCAACTCAACCACAGTATTCGGGCGATAGTTTAAATGAAAGGACCATTCAAGATTTACTCTTTTTAGAAAATCGAGACAGGAAATACGATTCAGATATCTATACAATCAGGGGGATTTATAACGTTCAAGACGTTGATTTTAATCTAAGTCAGTTTGGTATGTTCTTACAAAATGACACACTATTTTTGACCGTGCATTTGAATGATTCTGTTGAAAGATTGGGCAGGAAGCCTATGAGTGGCGATGTAATAGAATTTCCTCACATGAAAGAAGATTACTCATTGGATGAAACTATTCCAATAGCATTGAAAAGATACTATGTTGTAGAGGACGTAAACAGAGCGGCTGAAGGATTTTCGGCAACATGGTGGCCGCATTTACTAAGACTAAAATTAAAGTCTTTGGTAGATTCACAGGAATACAGAGATATTTTGGGAGATGCAACCACAGAAAATTCTCTTGCAAGTTATATGTCAACTTTCAACAGAGAAAAAACTATTTCGGATCAAGTTCTAGCACAGGCAGAAGCAGATTCGCCAAAAGCAGGTTTCAACTACAAACAGTACTATGTTGCACCTATAGACGAACGTGGCAACATCAGGACTGATAATGTAAACACCGAGGACCAACGAGTAAGCATGGACAAGACTGTAAACGCTACAATCGATACTCCTGCAAGTTCTCATTATGGATTCTATCTCGATGGTGATGGAGTAGCGCCAAACGGAAACCCAGCAGGCTTTGGCATTAGTTTTCCTAATTCAAATGTTGATCAAGGCGACTATTTTTTAAGAACAGACTTCCTACCAAACAGATTGTTCCGTTACGATGGCAACAGATGGGTCAAGGTAGAAGACTCTGTAAGAATAACGCATTCTAATACTGACACTAGGTCAACACAAAAAACCGGATTTGTTAATAACACATCAACAGATACGATAAATGGATTAACAGTAGACCAAAGACAGTCGTTAGAAAACGCACTTAAACCAAAGGCTGACAATTAATGCTACATTTTTATTCAGGGCAGGTAAGAAAGTTCTTAACGCAATTTATGAGAATTTTGAATAATTTTTCTGTTGAAACAGGAAGAGGTAGCGATAATCAGATAGCGTTACGTCCGGTGCCTGTAGTATATGGTGATCCAACAAGGCAGGTAGCAAATATAATACGTAACAATAGTGAAAATGCATTAAATTATGCTCCTAAAATTGCTTGTTATATTCGAGAATTAAATTACGATAGGGAAAGAATGCAAAATCCTTATCATGTTGAAAAACAACATTTGCGTGAAAGAGATGTTGATTCGGACGGAAACTACACCAATCGTTTAGGTGCAGGATACACTGTTGAAAAGGTCATGCCATCGCCCTTTAGATTAGAAGTCACAGCCGACATTTACAGTTCTAACACTGATCAAAAATTACAAATATTGGAACAGATTTTATATTTGTTCAATCCAGATTTTGAAATCCAAAAATCAGACAACTACATAGATTGGACAAGTTTGAGTTATGTCGAGTTAAAAGACATATCATTTAGTTCGAGGACCATTCCGGTAGGTGCCGACACAGAAATAGATGTCGCTACAATGACTTTCAGTATGCCGATATGGCTTTCTCCTCCGGTCAAAGTTAAAAAATTAGGTGTAGTACAAAAGATTATTATGAGCATTTACGACGACGACGGTGGATTCAACAAAGGTTTAATAAGCGGACCTTTGCTTTCGCAAAGTTTTATTACACCAAACAATTTTGGATTATTAGTGACGGGTAACCAGTTAAGATTGCTTGGGACAACAGGGGTCAATGTCAAATCGGGCGGAGATGGATTTCATACCGGAGCAAAAGATCCCGGACTTGCAGATCCTTTCGAAACTTTTGGACCACCTGTGAATTGGAAAGTGTTGTTAGATCAATACGGCAAGGTTGTAAATGGCACGAGTCAGATAAGATTGAAACAAAGTGATGGTACAGAAGTGATAGGAACCATTGCTACAACAACTTTAGATGATACAATTTTATTATATACGATAGATTCAGACACTATTCCTGCTAACACATTGACCGCGGTTAAGAAAATAATAAATCCCACAACGTTTGCTCCAACAAGTCCTGCAGACGGCGATAGATATTTGATAATTGACGAAATAGGTGACTCTACTGCAACTCAACAAAGTTCTACTTGGGGGACATTGGTGGCAAGTGTTGGTGATATTATCCAATATAATTCATCAGAAAGCAGATGGCAAAAGGTCTTTGACGCTAGTCATCCAGACTCTACTTTACATTACGTTACCAATACAAACACAGGCATACAGTACAGATTCAACGGCACAGAATGGGTAAAATCTTACGAGGGTGTGTACACACAAGGTAATTGGACGATAGTTTTAGAAGGCGGTAGCGTAGACTATGACCCATCTGTTGATGCAACAACGCCTTGATAATTAAATAATTTTTTGTTATAATACGTTATGAAAGAAAATATAATTTGTTCAGGTGCTCTATTCTATTCAACAAGCACTAAACGTTTCCTTTTTCTACAAAGGACCGACAAAAAGACCCAAGGCCTGTGGGGATTGGTAGGTGGTAAATCAAAATTTACTGAAAGTGCTTTTGAAGGACTGAAGAGAGAAATTGAAGAAGAAGTGGGCGGCACGCCAAAATTCAAGAAAGTAATTCCCCTAGAAATGTTTACTTCAAATGACCAAAAATTTTATTTTCATACCTATCTTATTGCAATTGAATCCGAATTTATTCCAAAATTAAATGAAGAACACAACGGATATTGTTGGTGTGCTTTTGAATGCTGGCCAAAAAATCTTCACATGGGACTTAAGAACACGCTGAATAATAAAGCAATTAAAGGAAAGTTGCAGACAATATTAGATCTTATCACCTAAAAAAAAAGGCGACCCGAAAGCCGCCTTTTTGTTCTACTAAAAAGTATGAATATTTATTAGTTGTTAGTTCTCACTGCACAGTTTACCAATTTGATACCTGCGTCTGTTGAACTTTCTAATGCTCTACCAATAACGTTGAAAGGTGAAATTGACTCACCTGCCGCTACTGCTCTAGCACAACCTTTTATACTTGAAGTAACAAGTCTTTGACCTTTTGTTACCGCACCTGTAACTCTAACTGGTGTTCTACCTGTCATTGCTACAAATGGGTGAGTCTCACTTGAACCTGCCGCCGCGTTCATGGCATATGCCGGTTGATCAGAGATAACACCAAAAACGTTCTCAGATAAATCTGATGTTGTTTCTGTGATTTCTGCTGAGCCACCTACTTCTACCACTGCACCTGCTGTCATTGGAGCGTCTGCTTCGAAACGCTCGGCAACGTCCGCGTACTGAGCCGAAGTTGCTAGGGCGTGTACTACGTTACATTTGATGTCTACTAGTGCATCGATGTCGCCCGGGTTCTGTCCTCTACCTGCTGTAAAGGCACCACCTGAGTTTCCATGGATCGTTGTTCCGTCATCTGCAAATGATTCATCCCATACCCAGAAAAGATCGTTTTCTGTGGCACTTGATGCGTCACCTCTGTTAATTTTCAAGCCTGATAATGTTGGCATTCCAGAATTTGAAGAAACGTTTCTGTTTACTTCGATAATGTTATCTTCAACCGATAATGTCGTTGTGTTAAGGATTGTTTGTGTACCGTCTACTGTTAAGTTTCCGTGTATCCTAACACCCACATCAGTGACTGTCATTTCTGTGTTACCGTCAACTGTTGTTGTTACTGATCCAGTTCCAGAATCTGATACTGTTACGTTGCTGTTCCCTTGCGATATCGCAGTTGTCGAAACTGCCGCAATTGAATCATCAACATATTTTTTGTTTGCAAAGTCACCGTCTCCCGATGGTGCCGCTGTGCTTCCGCCGGTAATTTTGTTAGTAGATGCTGATATCGTAATATCGCCTACTTCAATACCGTTGTTAACTCTAAAGTTACGTGTTGTCATGGTTCCATATCTCCCGCATGATTATTGTTAATGTGCTGTATTTATTACTTGGCTAGTAGATTAATTCTGTAGGCGCTAACAGTAGTACTGGCACCTGATGTTGATGCCGCAAATAGTTGTCCTGTGTTCTCAACGTCATCTTTATAGTCAGTAGAGAATGTCAATTGGTTCGTGCCTTTAGTACTCACATACGGACCACTTGCTACTGCTATCTCTCCTGATCCAAGTGCAACGAAAACTTCATTCACTGCAAAAGATCCTTCTGATGCATTTTTACTTACTGTGTAGTATACTGCACCGTTGCTAGTTGTTTCAACTAGTGTGTCTATTTCTGTTGCTGTTGACGAAATAGTTACTGGTGCAATGGCTTCAGCATTGGCATAAGTGCCGTCATTTGATACCATTGTGTCCTTCAACATGATTGCATGTGTAGTCACTCTCAGGTTTGTTTCTAGTCCTGCCGCTGATACAACAACGTTACTTCCGTCTATGGCCGCCGTTAGCGTAAGCAGTGGATCACTTCCTGATTGTATGCCGCCATATTGTAAAATATAAGCATCAGATCCGTCATGTACAACCAAGGCTTCCACGTTTCCTACTTCTGTTTTAGAAGCATTATTAATTGATATAAACAATTTTGCACCTCTAAAAGTTGCATGAGCAAAACTTACCAGTGATTCTGATGCCGAGTCAACATCTGTATTCTGTGATATAATAATATTTCCTGATGTTCCTGTTGATGTGTTATCACCTAGTCCAAATTTGTAAAAAGATAATGTGCCTCCAACTGCATTTGAACTTGCCGCCTTTACCCTGACCATGTCATTGTCTAAGGACGTTGTGAACGCCGTCATTGTGGCCGACGCTTTTGATTGTGCACCTGCAGAAGTTATGAATGACCCTGAATCATTGTGACACACAGAAACTTTTTGCACGTTTATACAGTCTTCGTTGTGATCATTTGATACAACATAGTACAAAACACTGTCTTGAAAACTGCTGTGGAATGAATCTACTGTTCTCGCAGTTGATGTAATACGTTTGTCTGATATAACAACTGCGGCACTGTCATCACTGGCAGATGCATCAGCCACTGTACCAAAAGATAGTGTCCCTGATCCGTCTGTTACAAGTGCTTGTCCGTTGTCTCCATCCGATGTTGGAAGAGTATATGTTCCATAAAATTTAACTTTTCCTGTGCCTTGCGGTGCTAAATCTAAATCAGCGTTGGAACCATTTGTTGTTATGTCGTTAGTTGTGACAGAAGTCGAAACCATTGCACCAAGCACTGTTGGTGTGTTAATAGTAGGTGAATTTATTGTCGGACTTGTTAGTGTTTTGTTTGTTAAAGTCTGTGATGCTGTGTTGAGTGTGATAGCACTTGTATTCGATAGGTCAGTTGACGCAATCGTTATGTTGCCTGTTCCGTCGAAACTCTGTCCTGCTATGTTCCTTGCAGTTTCAAGGGCAGTGGCAGTCGCCGCGTTACCTGTTGCATTACCTTCTATGTTGGCAACCAATGTACCTGTCGTTACCGAGACACCACCTGACTTATCACTTGCCGTTGCAGTTGTCGTACCCATAATGAACTTGTCTGCTGACTCGTCCCATAGTATGGCCGCATTGTCGCCTGTTGATCCTCTTTCTATTATGATACCCGCATCGTTCAATGACTGAGATATTCCTGAATTTAATTCTATGATGTTGTCAGCAATGGTAGTGTTTGATGTGTTGACAGTTGTTGTGCTACCCGTCACATTCAAGTCTCCTGCTATTGTGACTGATCCTGCTACATCTAGTGATGTGCCGTTTAATAGTTTAAGTTCGTCGCTGTTAAGTCTAGCAGAAATAGTGCTTGAACCTGCTTTTATTGTGTTGAATTCTATGGCACCATCTTCAGAACCATCTGATGCATCTAAAATTTTTCCTGATATTCTTGCATACGTTACTGCCTGGTCCGCGTCATTCTCTCCTTTGAAAGTTAATCTTCCAATGTAGTCTGCGTCGGCAGGACTTGAACTGTTTCTTTTCAGTTCAATTACAGGGGCGGCACTGTTTGAGGCCTCTGTCGTCGTGATTAAAAGTGATGCATCTGTTGTTGTTGTCGTAATTGTTACTGCACCGGTTACGTCTGTTGCCGCGTTTAATTTAACATTTCCTGTGCCTGAAGGATCAAGTATTAGATCTGCATTTGAACTTGAAGAAATTATGTTATCATTTAGAGTCAAGTTGTCAACAGTTACGTTACCCGTCATGGTAGCACCGTTTATAGTTGGTGTAGTTAAAACTTTATTTGTAAGTGTTTGAGAACCTGTCAGTGTTGCCACTGTTGAATCTATTGCAAATGTAACTGCGTTGCCTGATCCCGATGTGTCAATACCTGTTCCACCAGTAAACGTCATTGTTTCTGAATCTAGGTCAATTGATAATGCTCCACCCGAGTCCGCTTGGAAGTCAAGGTCTTCTGCTGTAATTTGTGCGTCAACATATGCTTTGATAGATTGTTGTGTAGCAAGTGCAGTTGCACTGTCAGTGCTTAAATTATCTTCATCTAATACAGTCGTAACTCTTGCACCCGAACCGCCTAGTTGCAAACCTGATGCGTTAAAAGTTCCAATAGTGGATCCGTCTACTGTTACTGTGATTGTACCAGTTCCAGTATCTGCAACAGTTATGTTTGAATTGTTTTGTACAATAGATGTGGCGGAAATACTTCCCACCTCACTGTCAACGTAGGCTTTGATTGACTGTTGTGTTGCCAAAAGCGTATTACTGTTGCTTGACATGTTGTCTTCGTCTGCAATGCCTGTGACTGTTGCCCCTGATGCCAATGCTAAACTTGTCGAAGAACTTAATGCACCTGCAACTCCTAGAGTGCCAGTGACGTCGACATTTTCTGCGAATGTAATTTGTGTTGAATCCGCGGCGCTGAAAGTCGTACCATTTAATGTTACTGCATCTAATACAATATTTCCAGTGCCTGATGTTGTAAATGTTAAATCTGCGTTTGTTGGTGCAACTAAATTTGTGATTGATATATCACCTTCTGCACCAAATTCTAATCCATTTCCTGCGGCATTTACTTTTAAAACCTGTCCCGCTGAACCTATTGAACTAAGACCTGTACCACCGTTTGCTACTGCAACCGTGTCGCCCGATTGGAACTCTGCCATACCCGTGGCCACATTAGATTCATTAAAGACTACTCGTACCGGTGTTTTATCTGCCATATCCTAGTTCTGTGCCCGGCCTTATTGCCCTCACCGGATGCATTCCCTTTTGTTTACGTATTTATGTGTACTAATTAAAATTGAAATAGTGTTATACCAGCGGCATTATTTGATAATGATGTGCCGTCTGCGAGTGTAAAAGTTTGACTTGCTTCTGTGTATACTGGAACAGTCTCAACAGTGCCGTTGAATTCTAGTTCTAAATCTGCTGTTTTGGCAAGTAATTGTGCATCGGTAAAATTGCTACTTCCGTCACTGACAAATACCTTTACAATTTGTACCGGTCTAGCGGTAGTTTTGTCTGTTTTACCACCAAGAACTATTGCCTGGTCGACAACTTTACTTCCTGTTGGAAGTGTTGCACCTGTGGCCGCAATAGCAATACTACCTGTTCCATCCGATGAAATAGTTGCACCACCAATGTCTAATGTCTCTGCAGAAAGAAATGCTGTTGACCATCTTCTTGATGATGAACCTAACTGAAAAACTCCATCTGCACTTGGTATTAAGTTACCTGCTACCTGCACTCCAGCACTGGAGTCTTCTGTTGATATTGTTGTACCTGCTACTCTGATTCCTTCAATTACTACGTTACCACCGCTTGATGTTAATGTAAGATCAGCATTACTAGGTGAACCAATTGTTGATCCAACTATTGACAGATCACCAATTGAAACAGTACCAAACGAAAGATTACCTGCACCATCTGTCTGAAGAACTTGGTTGGCGCTTCCATCCGAGGACGGTAAGGTATATGCTCCGCTTATGTTTACTTTGCCTGAACCGCTTGGCGATAGTGTAATATCTGCGTTTGACGGCGAGCTCATGGTTGATCCTACAAAAGAAAAATCTCCTACAGAGACAGTGCCGAAAGATAAAACTCCAGATCCATTAGTTTGCAGAACTTGATTTGCACTACCGTCTGAAGACGGAAGAGTGTATGCATTAGATATGTTGACCTTACCCGAACCAGATGTTGTAAGAGTTAAATCTCCATTAGACGGAGCCGATATAGTTGAACCGGTAACTCCTAGGTCACCTAAAGTTTTAAGGGTGTCAGAATAATCAAGACTGTTCCATGCTGTTGACCCTGTACCAATTTTGAATCTATTAGTATCCGACTCCCAACCAAATTCTCCTGCGGACAATGTTGGATTGTTACTTGCCCAGTCCGCCGCCGTGTCTCGTCTTAATTGTATTTTAGTTGGCATTATGCGGCAGTGCCTCCGTCGATTGTTGTTAATGATGAATCAAATACAGAATCTGCAGTGCCACCGTCGATATTATTTGTGCTAACGGGATCAACAAAACTTAACACTCCAGATCCGTTTGTTGCAAGTACCTGTGTGTTCGAGCCGTCTGTATTTGGAAAAGTTATTCCTGTCAATACTATACTACCTGTCCCTGCTACTGCTAAAGTTAAGTCAGCATTGGTAGGCGCTGAAAGTGTAGAACCTGTAGCAGATAAGTCACCAAGACTTGTTGCGGCACCGCCGCCTCCTCCGCCACTGCCTGTAGATATTGCTATTCCGCCTGCAGTAGATCCGTCACCTAATCTTAAACTTCCGCTGTCCACATCAACGGCAAGATAACCGTCTTCTAGTACGTGGGTTGATAGATTGTAATCTTTGTAAGATCCTACTAGTTTTCTAAATGCCATGTACGCTCCTTAATTTTGGCCAGATAATGTCTTTAATCTTTGTATGAATTCGCTTTCGGTCTTTGGTTCTTTTTTCTTCATGTCGGCAGGCACACCCGGTTGGTCTCCACCTGTAAGTTCTGGCTGTTGTACTAAAGGCGGATCTTTTCTCGCTTCTTGATCTGTTTCAGATTCATCTGCATCTTGTTGTATGTGATCAAACTGTGCAAGGTCCTTGCCTGCTTCTGCTTTCTTAAGTTCTAATTCTTGTTGTAAGGGATATACCGACGCAACAGTAGTTGGGTCATCTGATGGTACCTTACCTGGGTTGTCGCTGTTGTCAGCGGCAGGTTGTTCAGGTTTGCTATCAGCGTCAGTGACTGATACGCCTTTAGCACCCATAAGTTGATTTAATAATGCTTCGTCCTCTTTGTCTGGAATTGCTTTTATGTTGATGTCGATCTCTTTATATCTCATCTATTATCCTACAACAGCATTTTGACGTGCCAATAATACCCAACCAGTTGATTGATAAAGCATTGTTACGGTGTCCTCTACATCATTGAATGTTATGTTGGTTCCGTTCACAAAGTTTGCAGGAGTGACTATTCCATCGCCAGCGTCTGTCTTCATTGAAATTATTTTAAGTTGTCCTTCCACACCATCTGCCAACGAAAATTGCTGGTTGGATCCTGTTGTAACTAGTAGTGTGACAGTGTCTGTCAAATTTATGACCTCTGTGCTACCTGAGCCAGTCAGCGTTTGCACACCATAAACATTTCCTCGAGAGAATAAAGTACCTGTGACATCTACATCTTCTGCCACTGTAATTTTTGTGGAATCTGCTGAATCTAATGTTGTACCATTTACTCTTAATGCACTAATAACAACATCACCTGTACCACTTGCTTGTAAAGATAATTCTGCATTTGATCCATTTGATGTTATAGTATTTGTTGTTAAACTGTTTGCAGTGATGCCTGCACCAAAAATTGCTTCGCCGCCCTCGCTCATGTCGAATGTCAATGCAGTTACAGTGTTACCGCCGTCATTGCCTTTGAAAATAAGATCTTGGTCTTGTGCCGATGACTTGATAACAAAGTCTGCCGTCACTCTGCTGAGTCTACCAAATTCTGTGCCGTCATCTTTTAATATTAGATCAGCATTGTCAACGTCTACTATTAGGTCACCACCCGAATCTATTGTTACATCTCCTGTACCTGAAGATGCAACTGTTAAGGCCGCGTTCGAACCATTGGCTGTAATCTCGTTTGTAGTAACTTGTCCTGCTGTTAGGTTTCCTTCAACAGTGAAACCTACACTTGTAAGTGCACCACTGAACGTTCCTGTCGTTGCTGTCAAGGCACCAACTTCCAATGCACCTGCTGTGACAGTGATGCCACCTGATTTGTCTGCACCTGTGGCAGTTGTTGTTCCTAATTTGAATGTGTCAGCAGATTCGTCCCAAACTATTGCGGCGTTGTCACCTGTTGATCCTCTTTCGATGATGATTCCTGCATCATTGGAACTTGCTGAAATTCCTGTTTGTAATTCGATGATGTTATCTTCGATAACTGTGTTTGTTGTACTGATTGTTGACGAAGTACCACCAACTGTTAAATTACCAGTGATGCTGACGTTTAAACTGTCAAGATTTATCGTATTTGTACCGGATCCTGCGTTGTAACCATCACCTGCTTTTATTGTGTAATCACCTGATGTTCGTACTGTTTTTGCCATTTGCTAGTATTTATAAAGAAAAGGGGAAGTGTAAAAACTCCCCCTTTAAGCACGTGTGCGTTATTAGATAACGTCTACTGAACCTTGACCAGCAACAGTTGAATCTTCGCCTGCCTCTGCGCCAAGTGAGTATGTAACTGAACCAGTTTCTGTACCTTGAGCGTCTGCAAAGTGTAAAGTTCTGTTGTAGAACTTTTCTACCCATGCATCCTGTGGTACACCTGAATCAGTATTCCTGATTGTAACTTTCACACACATCTCACCTGCTGATAATTCTGCTGGTGCTTTAGCAACCAACGTGTATGTAGCAACTGATGAGTCGTTCATTTGTTGGATCTTGAACTGTTTAGATCCTCTTTGCGAGATGATAAACGAGTTATCATTTTGCTGAAGAGAACCGCCAGTTGGAAAATATGCAGATACTTCAATTCTTCCTGCAATTCCGTCCGGTGATCCTTCAGATGTGAAGTTACTTTTCTTGATAGGTCTTCCCATTTGTTTTCTCCTATTTAGGAGTCCAATCCCAGTTCTCCTGGGTACGCGGTTTGTTTCCGCATAAGTCTTTGACTTTGTGTCAAAGCACGTTTGAACTGATAGTATTTACCAAAATTTTAAAACAATAAAGTACAAAGAAAAAAGGGTGGTGCAATACAATCCATAAATTAATCACACCACCCTTGAGGTTATCGTATTTCTAGATTTTTATATTATTTTCTGTTGTAGATATGATATAAAATCCAAACTGCTACTAGTCCGATCAAACCTTGATCTGAAAACCCTTGCAGTACGCTCTGTACATTTCCAATTACGGAAACTTGTGGCCAGAACGGAATACCTTGACCATTGAAAAGGATTTCTAAAACAATTCCTAATGCGATTAAACTCACACCGACATCAGCAATTCCTTTTGCCCATCCTTTTATTTTCATCATGATATCCATGTTGGACCTCCCTTGATGTTGAAAAGTTTCTAATGAAACTTAGAATTATTTAGAAGTCCTACACAAAAGTAAAACTACAACATTTGGTCTGCGAATAGTATGAAGGTGAAAAAAATTTTATATGTGTGTACTTTTTAAAGTACAGTCACAAAAAAAGGCGACATAAAGCCGCCTTTCTTTGAAAATAAAATAAGCCTTGGCTTACTTGAATTTTAAGTTTCCAGATGTTACCGCTACTAATCCAACGTAGTCAGCCGCGTTACCTAGAGATGATGCAGTGTTTGTTAACTCTACATAACCATATCTAGTTAAGAAGCCTACTACCGGTTCGAAAGTAGATGGATCTAACACAACACCTGAAGACATTAAAGGAATGTAAGGACAATAGAACGCTGGAGCGTCTGCCTCACTTGCACCTTTGTAACCTACAAGTACTGAAGTACCATCTGAAGCGTAAGCGTCAGTGTATACTCTCATTGCACCATTTAATGTACCAACAAATTTTGTGTTAGTAGGTGCTTCGAATGTACCTTCAGTTGATCTTGCAAATGCTGAAGTTGTTGCTGATTGAAGAATAGTTAAAGCAGTTGGAGATACTACCGCGTAGTTTCCAGCGCCTCTTCTTGTTCTTGTTGCGATTTGGTTAGCAACTCTGTTGATTAACACAGCCAAAGCCGCGTGTTCATCACCAACGAATGTTGCAGTACCTGACACAGCCGCTTGGTCAAAAGTTTCACTAGCACTTCCTGCCAATGTTCTTAATGATCCAATGATCTCTTGGTCGATTTCTGCAGTAATCTCTTGAGCTAATGCCGCCATGATTTCTGCTTCTACATCGATACCTTGCTGTGCTTGAGCATCTTGAGCCGCTTCAAATGTCCATCTAGCACTTAATTTTCTAGATTTCGCTTCAACGGGTTGTTTCAAGATCTGGATTGATAATCTCTTACCAGGTGTTCCCTCTAAAGAGGCAGTTGATGCACCTTTTGGAGTAGAGTTGTTCTGGTTACCAGAGTATGCTTTCGCAATTTTGAATGGAGATAATGCTTCTTCACCTGCAGTCGTGTTTGACGCAACTGTGTCTGCATATCTTATTCTTAATGTGTGGATTTGTCCTACAGGACCAGTCATTGGTTGTACACCTACGATCTCGTTAGCGATCACAGTTGGCATAACCCTTCTGATTACTGGTAGGATAACCCTGTTTAACGTTGCAACGTTACCGGCACTAGTTGCACCAGCAGTTGAAGCCTCAGACAAGTATCTTTTTGTGTTTTCTAACACAACGTCCATAGTCTTCTTTTTGTTGCCTGTTAAACCTTCGGTTAGGGCCTGTTTAGTTTCGCCCCATTTTGATTCAAATATATCTGACATTTGTATCTTTCCCCTTAGTTATTGTTATATACCCGCTAATTTACGGATATTTGTTAAGTCAGCATCTTCCCTTTGTGCTCTGTCACCTGCCGCTTCAGAAATAACTTGTTTCTGTTCTGCAACTGGTTTGTCAGCCATCACGTGTGGTAGATACTTGTCGAATGAAGCCTGAAGTTTCGCTGTTTGAACTGATTCTAACAGTTGACCCATTACTTCACTCTTTTCTTTGCCCAATGGTTTGAGCATCTCAGCCATCTTTTCCTTGCGTTCCATCAAGTCCGCTTGTCTTTTGGCTTCCGCCTCTTTGGACTCAATCACCGCTTGTTTATCTTCGACGGCTTTCTCGGCGTCTTTTAATTTAAGAGTGGTTTCATCCACAACTTTCATTAACTTCGCAGTCTCAGATTTCTCATTTAAGTAAGAATTCTGGTACTCAGAAGCGAACGCCTCGAATATTTTCTTACCAAAGTTGACTTCTCTTGCCGCTGTGATGTCTTCCTTCAGAGATTTTAACTCTTCAGCAAGTTTTTTGTTTACAGCAGATTCTACAACTTTAGCAGATCTTGTTATGAAAGCCTCTTTCATCTTAGCCATTTGTTTTTTGGCTTCGGCTACTAGTTTGACTTTCGTTTCCACAACGCCTTTTTTGTCTTCATGGAACTCTTTAATTTCTTTTGCAAGAGCGTTTACTACGAACTCTTCCATTTTCTTAAAGTTTTCATGAACACCTTTTCGGTCACTGTGTAACTCTTTTAGTTCTTCTGATAATTTAGAAAGAATAAATGATTCTAATTTAGCAGAATGTTTGCCTACGTTTTCTTTGTAGGATATTTTTTCCTGTGCTAGTGCTTTTCTGTCTTCAACGAACTTCGTGATCTCTTCAGATAACTTCTCAGTCATCATCTTGTCGATCGCTTCGATCATGTTAGACTTGTCGTGTTCGTATCTTTTTGCGAACTCTTCTCTTAATTCAGCACCAACAGTTTCTCTGTTTTCCTTGATTTTTGAATCCCAAGCCTCTTGGATGCTTTTTTGCACATCTTCTGAAATTGCTCCTGATTCAACAAGTTTTGATATTGCATCAATCATTATTTTAGGTCCTTTATTATGTTTGTTAGGGCATCTTTTAGATACCTTTGTGCTTTAGGGTCATTTCTAACTTCAGCGGCCAGTCCTTTTGCCATGTTACCACCCTTGGTATTCATTAGGTGTTCGTAAATTGGCGTAGGATAAGCACCCGGTGCCGAAGGCTGGGCCACAACATCAACTGTGATGATCTCGAAATCTGAAACTTCACCGCTACCGTATTCGGAAATGTTACCACTTCCTCTTGACGATACGCCTAGTTTCACACCCGATTCCAACATAGTTTTGACAAGTTGACCCATTGGTGTCGGCAAAATTTTCATTTTGCCATATCCATTTGGACCGTCCATCCACATTTCAGTAATCATGTGAGACACTCGGTCCAAATTAATTTTTAAATCATCTGGATGGTCGACTTCACCTAACACAGAGTACCCTGAACTAATCTGATCATTCAGTGTTTTCGTTGCTTTCGCAATTTCTGACACTGGATAAACCCTTTGATTAGCATTCTTAATCCCACCTTGAATACAGATGCCTTTCATGTACAAATCTTTTCCGTCGTTCTCGTGTAAGATCTGGACTCTGGCTTCGTTAAAAGTTAGATTCTCCCTTAGGTATAGTGCTGACATTCCAAACTCCTTCTAAATCAACAATTACTTGTTAGCAACTGGAGATTTTGCTGATTTGTCTGAATGATCCGCGGTATCCGCCTTGCCTTGCTTCTTGTAAGAAGTAGACTTGTCTTTACCTGGAGTATTCTCAAAATCACTCATTTTTTGTGCAGTTGGAGCCGGTCTTCCTTTTTCGTCTGCTCCGCCTTGTGTAATTTTACCACCTTTTGGTAGTTTGTTACCTGCATCTGTTACTGGAGATGATTTATGATCAGCATGGTCGGCTGTATCTGCAGACTTCTGGATTTTGTATTCATCCATTTTTTCTTTTTTCATGTCTGCTTTTTTACCTTCCACTGGCATTTCTGGAGTTTCTGATGCTGGCATTTCAACAGTTTCGTCTTTTTCTTCTTCGTCACCGTCTTTTTTGCCCATCATTGCTTCGAATTCTGCTTTTAATTCGTCTAAAGCGTCTTCTAAGTCAACAACTCTGTCTTCCATATCTTCTTCGCCTTTGTCGCCGTCCATGTCTTTGTCCATGTCCATATCTTTGTCCATGTCCATATCCATTTCTTTAGCGCCTTCTTCGTCTGCTGATATGTCTTTAACCAATTCGTCAGTTGCGTCTCCGCCTACTTCTTCGATTGATTCTTCTTCAGTTGTTTCTGATTCTGTTGCTTCGTCTTCTAACTCTACAACTTCGTCTACTTGCTCGTCTTTAGATTCCTCAGAAGTTTCTTCAACTTGCTCATCTTTAGATTCTTCTGTAGTTTCTTCTACTTTTTCCTCTTCAGATGCTTCAGTTTCTTTAACTTCTTCTTTAGACTCTTCTTTTGTTTCTTCTTTCGCCTCAGCAGTCACTTCTTCGTCCGCTAAATTTTCGTAGATATCTCTTGATTTTTCAACTACGATTTCATGGAAAAGTGCTTCTGCTTTGTCGTTTTCTTCGTTTATTAGTAATTCTAATAAACTCTCAAATTTATTATTTGACATTACACGTGCTCCTTTATTGTCGATTTGTACTTATAAGTGTATTGTATTTACAAAAAGGGCGTAAAAACGGTGGTATAATTGGTGCAAAAAGTGGTATTTTGTAATTATTTTCGTTGTAGATTGAATTTTGTGAGGAATTCTTCGGTGGTCGGATGTTCTATGTTCTTGGTCCACTCGAGATCTTTGGGTAGGAACCATCCTTGGGGTATCACTCTGTGGAATTTTACATCTTTGAAATCTTGTAATATGCGTTTTGTCTGGTTCATCCAGTTTCCGTAGAAGGTTGCCTCGTCCTTACGCCTTTTGTAGTTCCTTGAATCACCAAACATGTTGTTAAGTTTGAACCTGTTGCCTTCTTTGTGTCCCTGGTAGTCGAATCCAAGTATGTATATTTCTTTAAATCCACGATCACAAGCCATCCTCAATGCAGTTGGACCGCTGGACCATCCCAAACTTGGCTTGAACCAATTACAATGATCCATTATTTTCTTGTTTTTTGAATATTGCGAATTGAAGTTACTCCACACTTTATTATTAATCATGTAATCTGTTTCGCTGATTTCTAGTACCATTTTAGGGTCTACTGCAATAAGGAAGTGTGGTTGGTGTGTTCTGTAAACGGCATTGCAGGCAAACACAGTGCCTTTTTCCTTCAGATCATTGATATCTATGCCCCTACGGGATTCACCGTTGCCTAGTACGAATGCTATGTTTGACATTATAACTGTAAGTTATCGTCTTGTGCTGGTGCGCCGTACATCTTTTGAACAAATACGGCTTCTTCTTTCTGTTGAGCGTCGTGTGCCTCTGACGCCAATCTCATTGAGTTGATATCTTTTAGGGTAAGTCTGGTTTTTCTTGTGTCTTCGTCGTCTAAAATAGAAATGTCGTTTTCAGGTTCGTAAGTTTTGTCCTGCTCAAACCCATCTGCGCCATATGTAAAGAATTCAAAAAGTTTCATTTTACGTATTTAATCCTTATACCTGGCCTCCGCCACCTGTTCCGCCCGGAGTTGTGCCGCCACCGCCCTGTCCTCCTGGTGTTTGTCCTGGTTGTCCTGGTTGTGGAGAGTCCGGAGTTGGTGCCTCTGCGTCTGCTGTTGGCTCCTCAAACTGGTCTAAGTCACTTGATATGCCAGATTGTGTTACACCTGCACTACGTAATTGATTCGATTTCGTTTGTTTTCTCTGTGGCACATTGTTTTCTTCTGCCCAAAGGTCAGCATTCCTTGCCATTTCCTCTTCAGTAAGTCCAAGATATCTTTTCAATGCAAA